CCATGCTGGACGTGAATAATCTGGCGAACTCTTCGCGCGTCACCTTGCAGATTCCGGGCCTTTCGACGCCGGGCGATATCGCGCTGGTGGTGAACTACTGGCCGAACGATCCGACGCACAACGAAATCACCGGGCTGATTCATCTGTCGAAAACCCGGGAAGTGCGGCCGTTCAAGATCGAAACGGAATACGCAGCCGGTGAAACGCTGGTCGTTACCTTCGCAGCTTTCGTCACGGCGTTGCCGCTGGCCTTTACCGGAACCGGCGCGATGAAGCTGAATTGCACGCTGCGTCAGTACGGGGATGTGACGGTCGAGCGGGAAGGCGCGCCGGATACGCTTAGCACGCGGCGGCCATTGGGTGACGAATCGACGCTGGAGCAGGTGGCCTGAGATGCCGAAGCGGAAACGAAAAATTCTGCAGCGAGTCGAAATCGTGCTGGGCGACGAAGTGCCGCGCTACCTCTACTACACGCTGGCGGATGTGCTCGAGCTGCAGCAGCTTCCGCAGCGGGATGTGGATTCGATTGCGGTGGCGATGTTTCTGGGGCTGCGCCACGAACACGCCGATCTGACGCTCGAAACCCTGCGGCCGCTGATCGAAATGCAGAATCTGTCCTACTACAACGCCTGCATTGCGGAGGCGATGGGTACGGCAAACCCTTCCGCGGAGCCGGCCGCGGGCGCGGAGCCGGCGCAGGCGGCAGCGGTCAACGGCCTGGCGGTTCCGTCGTTTCCGAGTGGGAGCGGCTCCGGGCTTTCGCTCGTATCCGGCTCCGGCTCTCCGAGTGGGAATTCTGGGAGCTGACACGGCCGGAGCTGGACGCGTTAATCGAGCAGTGGAAGGAAGGGAACCGGCACTGGGAGCTGATGATGGCGCAGTTACTCTATCTGACCTATCAGGCGAACAAGACGAAGGATGCGCCGGAGGTGTCGATTGAATCCTTCCTGCTGACGAAGCCGGAGGAATCGCTCGAGCAGCCGCGGCGGCGGGCGCCGCAGATGCCCAGCGGGCGGCAATTGGAGGCGTATTTTTTGAGTCTGCCGGGAGCAAGACGCCGTGGCTGAAGGCCTGAATCGAACCGTCAGTATCGTTCTGAATGCGGTGACGGATTCCTATAACCGTTCCATTGCGGAGGCGCAGAAAACAACGGATGCGGCCGTTTCCTCGATTCAGGCTTCGGCCGCGAACGCCTCGAAATCCTTCGATGCGCTTTCGGTTTCGGTGAAAACCTCCGGTCTGGCGAATGTCGAAACGACGCAATCCATGGCGGCGCTCAATACGGCGCTGAACGCATCGAACGCGCAGTTTGCGCAGACGGCGACGGTTGCGGCATCGGCTGCGGAATCGACCAAAAAAGTAGCCGAGTCGGCGGCCGCAACGGCAACCGCGGAAACGAATGCAGCGACGGCAACCGCGAAGGTAACGGATGCGTTCAAGGCCTCTACTTCCGCAGCGACGGAGGCAGCTGCGAAAACGATGCAGGTTGGTCAAGCGGCGCAGACAGTGGGCACGGCCATAGAGAATACCGGCAAACAATCGAATACGGCCGGCAGTTTCCTTTCGTCGCTGGGCGGCGCGGCGTCTAAATTGGTACCGAGTTTAGGTAGTGTGGCGACGATTGCGGCCGGCGCAGCAACCGGCATGACGGCGCTGCAGATCGCGGAAAAGGTCGGTGGCTGGCTGCTCGATACCGGTCTCAAAGCGCTTTCCAGTTCGGAAGCCTTAAAGGGGTTGAACGCGACGCTGGGAAGTGTCAAAACGGCGTTTTCGGAAGCGGCCGGTAAAGGCGTGGAAGCGCTGGCGCAGGCCTTTACGACACTGTTTGGGCCGGCGATTCAGAAAGTTTCCGGCTGGGTGACGGAGGCCTTGAAATGGGTGTCCGCGTTCGGCGACTGGTTTATCAAAAGTGGCGTCATTCAGAACCTGGCGCAGAAATTGTTCGATACTCTCAGTACCGGCTTCAGTCAAATCCGGCAATTTGTCAGCGGTGCGTTTGAAGGGATCGGCAAAGCGCTGGGCCTGGTCAATACGTCACTTGATAGCAATGCGAAAGCCAGCGATTTTTGGGCGCAGGCCTGGCGGACTTCACTTGACAATGTGATTCATTACGTGGCGTATGCGGCCGCGGTCATTCAGGCCATTTTCGAAAAGCTGGCCGAACAGGCCAACAAATACAACGAAAGCATGCTGCAGAATACGCAGCGCGAGCTGGCTGCAATCGGCGGGCTGTGGAACAAACTCGCATTAAAAATGCCGGAGTGGATCAAATTCGCCTTCGATGTGATCGGCGAAGATCTGGGCACGCTGCGCGACGGTCTGAAGAAGGATTTTCAGGAACTCGGCCATTCCATCAATACGGACGTCAACAGTCCCTTGAAAGGAATCGGGGATCGCATTTCGGATCTGACGAAGCGCAATGAATCCGCGATACAGGGAGTGGTGACGTGGGTCGTCAATCAAAAGAATCTCATCGATCACCTACATAAAACCGGTGATGCGCTGCAAGGCGTCGGTACGGCGGTTGAGACGGTGGCTGAAGCGCATCGTAAATTTTCGATGGATTCGATTCGCGCCTGGGAAGCGCAGCTCGCGCTGGCGAAGAAGCTGAATGAACAAATCAGCGGCATGACGCCGGTTTATAAAGAAGTCGATCAGGCAACCGAAGCCATGGCGCGGGAGGCAATAGCCGGCGCAGAGAAGGTGATTCGTGCAACCGAGTCGATCAAATTCGCAACCGACAAGCAAATTGATGACATGATTTACAACGTGCGCGAAGGCTGGAAGCAGCAGGTTTCGCTGGCCGGCACGAGTACGGAAGAAATCAAGCGCATCAATCAGGCAGCCTGGGCCACGATTACGCAGACGATTTCGAAAGACTGGTTCAACCTCTCAAAAGATCAGCAGCAGGCGCTGGCGGAACTGGGCGCAGAGGTTCGCAAATCGGCCGACGAACACGGTCAGATTCTGACGAAGGATACGGAGCAAACCGGCAAAGAGCTGGGCAAACAAGAGTCGATGTGGAAGGATGCGCAGCGCAATATCACGAAGCTGGTGCGGCAGACGGCATCGGATATTACCGATGCGCTCTGGAGCGGAGATAAGAGTTTCGGGGAAATCACGAAATCGCTGTTGACCGATATCGGCAAGATGTTTACGCAGATCTTTGTGCAGCAGGGCGTGGCAGCCGTCGGGAAATTCATTCAATCGCTGCTGGGCGGAAACGGGCTGACGGCAGCGCTGGGCGAAGTCACGAAGGCCTTTAAAGGTGTCGGCGATCTGTTCGGCGGGCTGGGCGGAGGCGCCGGGACGGCTGCTAAAGCGGGCGGCGACGCGGCCGGGGGCGCCGGCGGTGCGCTCGGCGGCGCGCTCGGCGGCATTAGCGGCGCAATGAACATGGTGACGGGCGCGATTTCCGCGGTGACAGGTATTATCGGCATCTTTCAGACGAAGGGCACGCAGAAGATCGAAGAAAACATCCAGCAGGGCGTGTTCCTGACTTACATGGCCGTGCATGATCTTTATACGGAATTTCAGGCGTACACGCGCAATCAGGTGGTGGGCCTGCGCGCCGATATCACGCACTGGGGCAGTGAACTCTGGAACCAGTTATCGGCCGGCTTTAACAACATGCGTACCGGCTTTGCGACGATTACGGCGCAACTGGCAGCGCTGGCGGGCGCCTTCAATGTGCAATCGCTGGCGGATGCAATCAGCCGCATACAGCTTGCGCCGGCTACTGGTGTGCCTGTCGATGTCTCGAGTTTTTCCGTTGATTTCACGCCGGTTGTTTCGGTACTGAACGAGATTCGCAATGCGCTTTCGCAGTCGGCGCTGCGGCCGAATGTGAATCTGTCGGTTGAAACCGGCGTGACCTCCGACCAGGTGGCGAAAGAAATCGTGCGCCAGTTGCAGCTCGCGGGAGTGGTGCGGTGAAGTTCGACCTCTTCATTAACGGGGTGCGCCTGGAGAGCTGGGCAGAAGCGGAAATCGTACTCGATTCGGCCTACAATTCCAGCGCTCGTTTTAGCGTGCGTGCTGCGGGCAACGGCTCCTGGCTGGACAATCTGTCGAAGGTGAAGATTAGCGGCCGGGATTGCCGGCCGGAGACGGCGAGCTGGGGATTCGAGGAGCTGGCTGACCTGGCCGACTGGTGGCTGGCCGGTCTGGCGGATGCCGGCATCGATCCGACCCAATCGGCTTACGGTATCGGATCCTGGCGGCTGAACTGGACCGAGGGCGTCCAGACGGCGCGCATCTATCAGGCTCCGGCGCGGCCGGCGAATATGCATGGCCTGGTGTTTTGGGGCTGGCTGAATCTCGCCTATCAAACGACCTTTCGGCCGCAGGTGACGGTACAGGCGTATGCACGCGACGGAGCGGGCACGGAATGGAGTTCCGGCCTGATCGCGCTCCCGGAAAGTTCCGCCTGGAATGCGTGCGGCCTGCGCATTGCGCCGACGAATGCGGTCGAGGCCTTTCCGACGGCGATTACGGAATGGGGTTTCCGGCTGCGCTTCACGGAGAGCGTGCCGGCGAATCTTAAAGGGCAGTTACTCTTCGTCGTGCATCTCGATTCGGTCGAGCTGTGCGGGCGTGCCTATCCGCAGTCGCTCTTGCTGCCGCCGTTTCCGCCGGCCGTGCCGCTTGGTTCGTTGCAGCCGGCTGTGACGCATCCGTGCGCGAAGTACGACCAGGCGGTGTATGCCGATGAATTGCACGTCAAACCGACCGATGCCGGCTACTGCGGTACGGCCGGCATCTACGATCAATCGGTCTATGCCAGCGATAGCGTGATTTCACCGCAGGATGCACAGTATGCCTGAGAACGGACGGTATGAGTTGAGCGCGGCCGAACGGGCCTTTATCGAGCGCAAGCGGAGGCTTATCGAGCAATTGGAAGCGGAACTTGCCGGCGCATTGATGCTGATTGCGGAGCAACAAAGGTTTCGCACACCGCATGAGTTGACGCGGGATTTCTGCGCTCTCGAAGCGGTCGAGAAGGGAGTAGCTGATGGCGTGGCCTAGTCCGGTCGTTGCGGGTCAGACGATTACCGCGAATTTTACGAATGCGCTCCTGCAATCCATTTCGCAGTGGGGCGGCGATGTGGATGCGCAGGGCTATGCGCTGAAGAGCGTCGGTAAATTGATCCTGAATGCCAATGGTTCGATTGATGCATCGGCGGGCGGCGTCGGCATCAAAGGGCCGATCAAGATTACCAACCTGGAAGACGACGGCTTAACGCTTGTGGCCGGCGACGGCCGGACGTTCAAACTCTCCGTCAAATCCGGTGCCGTTCCGAAAGTCACGACGAGTACGCAGACTCTTTCCTATTTTTCGACGGACCTGTCGCGCTTTCTTAGCTTCGATGTGACGCCGGGCCAGCCGGAACGGATCGGAACGGGCAGCGGCCGGCTGCGCTTTAATGCGGTCGGCATTGATGTTGATAGTGATTCTACCTTCGCCGGCAAAGTAACGGCGGCTGCACTGAATGTGACGAATGCGGTGAATCTGACCTTCGGCACAAACTGGCAGACTTGGACGCCGGCTTTTGCTGGAGCGGGCAGCGGTGGGCCGATGACAGTGACGCTCGCGAGTATTCAAGGGGCGAACTACCTGCGTATCGGGCCTTTTGTGATTGTGCAATTTTATTCCAGTGTGACTTTGGGCGGCACGCCTAGCAATGGAGTTTCGGTCACGTTGCCGGTTGTTTCCGCTGGTGGTGTTGCGCAGACGCTGGCCGGTTTTTCCGGTGGCGGGGTCGCGAGTCAGGGGCGCATCAATCCGAATCAGGCAGCGGTGATTGTCTATTCGGCGACGGGTGCCAATTTTCCGGTGCCGTCCACTATGGATGTCGGTTTTTCCGGTGTGTATCGGGTGCTCTAATGCTCTTTCAGATCGAACGCGCGAAGGGAGCGGGTACGATCCGGCTGGTGCATTTTGCGCCGACTGATTATCGCGGGGCGCAATTCTCGATGCAGGTGTCCTGGCCGAAAGACGGGCCGGGTGGCGACTGGTGGTTCCGTGGCCGTCTGGTGGATGCCGACGGGCGTTATTGGTTGTCGGATACGATTCGCGCAGCCAATCCGCAGGCGCCGCAGCCGGCCGCAACCTATCTGATTCCCTATGTGATCGGGCCGGATGCGCTGCCGGCGGCCTGGCCGGAGCAGTTCGATGCTTCGCGCGTGACGGAAATCTGGTTCGATTGCTGGCTTTCGCCGGAGCTGGCGCAAATCTTCGAAATCGGCATCGATTGGATCCGGCTGGGCGCGCCTCCCTTCGCTCCCTGGACGCTGCCGCGGACGAGCCTGCCTCCGAGTGTTGCGCAAACCCTGTTTGGCGGCCTGATCAGCTCGATTGCGATGACGGATGCCGGCGCGCTGGATGGAACGGTTGAATTGGCCTACTCCTGTCGCGACTACAAACTGTTTACGGACGGGCGCACCTGGAACAAGGATTATACGGCGCTCAATTACTACGATGACCAGATCATTCAGGAAGTGCTGACGGGTTCCGGACTCTCGCCTTCCATTCTGCAGCTTGGCGCACTCACACGTACAGCCGTGCTGCATTTGAATTTCGAGTATCAGACGGTGACGCAGGTGCTCGATGCCATCGCGAAGGCAACAGGCCTCGTCTGGTTCATCGATGCGGAGGGCCGTTTTAACTATCTGCAACCGGAGACGCAGTCGGTGGTGGTCGAATTGACAGACCAGGCGGGCGGCGATTCCTTCCGGGTTGAGAGTTACAACGAAGATTTCTATGCGCCGGCAAACGATGTCACCTTCATCGGCGACGGTGTGACGGCGCATGTCTACGATCAGGGTTCGATTAATAAGTACGGGTTGTTGCAATGGATCGATTACGACCTGCGCGTGACCAAAGCGGATACCGCGCTGCAGTTTGCGCAAACGGACCTGGCGCGCAGTGCGACGCCGAATGAGCAGGCGGAAATCGTGTGCTGGAAGGTTGGAGCGAAGCCGGGCGGCCTGGTACGGCTCACGGCTGCGCGCTATGGCTGGCAGGCGAAAGACATGAAAGTGCAGCGGGTGGCCTTGAAGCAATTGCCGGATCGCGCGGCGTTGACGGAGGTTCGCTTGACGCTTGGCGATTACAATCCGACGCTGGCCGATGCGATCGCGCAGATTGCGGCGGAAGTGAATGCGACGGCTGCCAATCCCACAGGCTTATGAGCAGTGCGGATGAAAAATTGATTGCGCTCGAATTCTCACCCGCAGAACTCGTATCGCTCTTCACAGGGCTGAGCGCAGCCAGCATTGCTCAGCCGAGGATGGCGCGCGAGTACGACTGGTATGCGCTCGAACGGCGCCTGCAGGCGGTGCTCGAGGCCTGGCGCCGGGAACAGCGCGAGAAAGCAGAGGATGAATGCCGCGATTAGGTGTGCCGGCGAATATCCGCTATATCGGGGCACTCTTCCGGCAACCGCGGCCGGCTGCCGGAAATGTACTGGGCTTGAGCTTCCGGCTGCCGGTTGCCGTGCGGATCGAACGCGTGGCGCTGGGCGCGAAGCGCTGGTTTGCGATCTGGGAAGCCGGGCCAGGCGCCGGCGAAAAGGCAGCGCAGCTCACGACGAAGCAAGCGCTGATTCCGCTCGCGGTGGAAGTACGCGGGCTGTTTGAGGAGCAGCTGACGCCGTGGCAGGCTTTCGACTATAACGGTTCCCGGCAGGAAGAAATCGAGGGCGAAGTGGCGCGTCAATTGCGCGAATGGGTGCGCCGGCATCCGAAATCGAAAGTACGGTGGCAAGGCATCGAAGGCGTTGCTCGAACGGCGCCGGAAGCGGCGTGCGAAGCGGGGTAGCCAATGGCGGAAGCGGGTAGGGATCGTTTGTTGCGGGCTGCGCTGGCCTATGCGAAAGCGGGTTTTCGCGTGCTGCCGCTGGGTGTGCGCTCGAAGCTGCCGCTGATACCGGAGCGGGAAGGCGGCCGCGGCGTGCTCGATGCGACAACGGATGAGTTTCAGATCCGCGTCTGGTGGCAGCGCGAGGCGCAGGCGAATATCGGCCTGGCTTCCGGCGCCGGCCTGCTGGTTGTCGATATCGACGTGCGCAGCGGCAAACCGGGCCGCGAAGAATTTTTTGCGCTCGAACAGAAATACGGCAAGCTGCCGGAGACGCGCACGGTTTCGACGGGAACAGGCGGCACGCATCTCTACTTTCGCGTGCCGGAAGATTTCGCGGCACGCGGCCGGCTGGCGGCGCATGTGGATCTACGCGGCGTCGGTACGTATGTGCTGGCGCCTCCCTCGGTGCATCCGGATAGCGGCATCGAATATACCTGGGACGGTTTAAACGGCTGGTTTCAGGCGATGGCGGAGTTGCCGCAGGTGTGGCTCGAGGCGGCGCGAAAAGTTCCGGCTCGCGAACCGGCCGGCGATGCGAAGCAACAGGTAGCGCCGCGGCTGCCGGCGATTCTCGAGGGCTGCGCCTGGCTGCGCCATACGCGCGAGGATGCGGCCAGCCTGCCGGAGCCGGAATGGTATGCGATGCTTTCGATTGTCGCGCGAACCGAAAACGGCCGTGAGGATGCGCACGCTTTCAGCCGGCCGTATCGGGGATATCGGCCGGCTGAAACGGAGAAGAAAATTCGGCATGCGCTGGAGGATGCCGGGCCGGTGACGTGTGCGCGCGTGCGCAGCGATTTCGGCGAGAATTACTGTGCGGCGTGTTCCTACTGGGGCCGCATCGAATCGCCGGCCGTGCTGGGGCTGGAACGGCGGAGCTTCTCTCCGGCTTCACTCGAGGAGCCGGCGCCGGAAGCGGAGAGCTGGCGCAATGGCCTGACCCTGAACCGCAATCGCCGGCCGCATCCGAATGTGGCGAATGCGGCGCACGCGCTGCGCGAGCATCCGGGCTGGTCGGGAAAACTCGAGTACGACGCCTTCCGCGAAAAGATCATGCTGCGGGAAGGCCTGCCGGCGGCGATCGCTGCCGGCGAACTGGAGGAACAGCGATTCTTCTCGATTCTGACCTGGTTGCAGCGGACCTTGACGCCGACACTATCGGAAGGCGTGGCGCGTGCCGCAGTCGAGCTGGTGGCGCGCTCGCAGGCGGTGCATCCCCTGCGCGAACGCATCGCGGCCGAAAGCTGGGATGGGGTCAAGCGGCTGCAGGAGAATTTCTTTCTGCGTTATTTCGGCGCGCAGCCGCGGGCCGAACATCGCTACGCGGAAGATCAGGCGCTCTACTGGGATGAATGCGCGGTGGCGTGGTTTGTGCTGGCGGTGGCGCGCATCTTCCAGCCGGGCTGTAGCGGGGAAAGCATCCTCGTCTTGGAGGGCGGCCGGCCGTCGGAGGTGCTGGCTGCGTGTGAAGCGCTGGCCGGCGATGCTTCCTATTTGCTGGCGCAGCTTCCGTCGCGTTTCGAGTGGCAGGCCTCCGCGGAGCAATTGCGCGGTGTCTGGCTGGTGCTGCTGGCCGATGTCGGCCGGCAGCTGCAGTACGAACATGCGCGGCAGTTCCTGACGCGGACGCATGACCAGTACCGGCCGGCGCATAGCCGCTGGGGAAAGATGATCTATCCGCGGCAGTGCATGTTTCTGGGCACGGCGGAAGAAGAGCGTAGCTATCTGTACGGCGAAGGCATGCGCCTGGTCTGGCCGGTGGCAGTGGGCGCGGTGGATGTGGCCGGGCTGCGGCGCGACGTCTGGCAGATTTGGGCGGAAGCGCTGGTGCTTTACCGCCGCGGCGCCGGCTGGTGGCCGAAAGCGGATCGGGCGAAGCTGTTCGAGCGGGAGCAGCAGGCGCGTCTGGTCGCCGATCCCTGGCTCGAAAAACTGGTCTACTATTCGCGGCAGAATCCGGAGCTTTCGATTGCGAAATTTTTCGAGGTATCCGGTGTGCCGCTGCACTTGCAGACGCGCGAAATGCAGCGGCGCGTGGCTTATTTGCTGGTGCAGGCGGGATTTCAGGCGGGAAAAGATGACGACGGCCGGCCGGTCTGGATCAATCGGGAAGCGCTGGAGGCGATGAGAGAGCGGGGTTTCGTGCAATGACGCGGCGCGATTGCCTGTCCGTGGTACCGATCGGATTCTGGAGTTTTCGCTTGCATGTCTTGTGCCGCTACCGCTGTGCCAACGGCGGCGTGCTCATGCTGATGCTGAAAGGCGAACCGTGGAAGCTGACGGAGCGCGAACGGGAACTGGTGCTCGGGATTGCCAAGAAGCTGGCGGAGCTGGAGCCGGCCGTTTTGCAGCAACGGCTGCCAGGAGTCTGATAGGGGATGAAATTCGCATCGCGAAAAGGACCAGGCGAAGGGCCGATTCGGCCTCCCCTGAATCGGAACGCCTTCGAAACCGCGAAATGGTTTCCGCGCACGCAGGATGAACGCGCCGCGGTGGCGGTGCTGCTCGTGCTGCTGCGCGAGACGCCGGAGCTGGGCGCGCATCTGATGCGGTTTTTATATCATCTGGCGCAGTCGGAGGGCGCGGAATGAAAGGGACGGCGAACTATCGGGCGGTCTTCTATGCGGTCTGGCTACGCGCAGCCGGTTATACGCCGAAAGAAGCGGCGCGCCTGGTGGTCGAACGCTATCCGGCGATGCGGCGGCAGTTGCGCGAGCTGCTCCGGCGAGAGAAGGAAGCGAATTTTGAAGCCATGCAGGAGCGGACACAGGAGCCTATTCGGAATGGGGCGCGATCAGCCGAGATGCCATCCAAGCGGTTGCGGGAGAGGCGGTAACAATATGTTCAAGAAGAAAATGCCACGCAAACAACCAGGCAAGCAAACCAATTGGATTGTTGCCGAAGCGGGTAGCCGGATGTACCGGCTCAAAGAGATCGAAGAGTATGGGCTGGCGATTCCGCCCCTGTTTCAACATTGCATGCGCTGTAAAGGGCCGGCTGTTTATCTCCATTGTTTTCGAGCGAACCATGAGGACGCGAACTGGTTGCCGGAGGATTTGGAGACGCGTGAATTTATCGAGCAGATGCGGCACTGGGCGGGTTCGAACTTCGAGATTCCTTTATGTGAGGAGCATGGGAATGCCGGCGAGGCTGCGAACTGAAAGAGCGGAGGTTTGTGCCGTGAGGTATTGGACGCGGGAGCGTCTGACGCTGCGTTTGGACGCTGTGCTGGTGGACCGGTTAGACGTGCTGGCGGAAATGATGCGCCTGACACGGAGTGCGGTCGTGCGGCTGTTGCTGGATGAGGGACTGCTGCTGCGCGAGCGCGCCTGGGAGCAGATGCTGTGTCCTAGTCTGGCGAGGGAAAGAAGCGGCGAACTTGACGGCGCAAAGCGCTAGCTGTTGTGGTTTGTCGGGCGGAAAAAAACGGGTGTTGCTAAGTGGCTGAAAACAGGCCAAGCGAAGTTAACATAATGCCAAATTATCGGGCTTAGCTTTGACTTGATGGAGGGTTAAGCGCGAACGATGAAGGTTTGCGGGTTGCTCACGCTCGATGAACTGGTGACATTATATACCGTGGATCACTTGACGTGCAGGCAAATCGCCTCGGTAGCTGGTGTCTCACACGCCTATGTGCATCGCTGTTTGAAGTATTGCAGCGTTCCCGTTAAAGCAGGTGAATGGGCGGAGGTTTGGTGTTGGCAGTGCGGGCTTGTTTTTCAGCGGCAGCGTTCGCGTGCTGGCTTTCGGCGGCGCTACGTATTCTGTGATGAGGACTGCCGGAGAGCTTATCTTAAGAATCCTGCTTACGTCTCTGATCGGCGGGGAATCCGGCAAGCGCGCCGTTTGGTAGCGTGTTACTTCGATCTAAAGCCAGAACACATTGTTCATCACCATGATTCAGATGAGCGAAATAATGTCTTAAGAAATCTAGCAGTCTTCGCTTCTAATGCCGATCATATGCGCTATGAATGGGGCGGCAAGGTGAAACCAATTTGGGATGGGCGTTTCTTTCGTGTTCCAAAAGGGTTCTAGGGCGTGCGGGCCGGTTTCACAAGAAATAGCCTTCTAGCAACGTTACTGGGCGATTCCGTTTCCATTCCGATTTGCTCCTTCAGGTAGTGAAGTGCAAATTCGACTTCGCTTTCCGTAGGTGCCTTCGATTTTCGCAGGCACGCGATGATGATTGCGCACTCGTCCAGCGTCAATGGAATGTTGTAGATCATCCTTCCTTTCGCGGGCATTTCTCAATTCTCCTGCTTTTTTGCATAGCGTTCGCGCCATGCTTCGAGCAAGCGTAAGCGCTCCAGCTCGGCCGCGATGAACCGGTGGCAATGGCCGCAATACTGCTGTTCGGCATCGTTCGGATTGTAGCTTTTCCAGCCGCACAAGGGGCAGATGAGGGGAAGCGCTGGCGGGGAATTCTCGGCGGGCATTTTGCGTTACAATAGCACTGAACCCGCCAGCGGGGGTAACCGCCAGCGGGTCCAATCCGGTTTAGAGTTTTATATCAACTTTCAACCGGGCCTTTCGTTTCCTGAGTAAAATCAGGAGAACGATCAGCGCGAGAAGGTCCACCATTCTGGGCCTCCTTTCTAGCTTCAAACGAACCCGCCTGTCGCGTAGGCGGGTTTTCGTGTTATTGAAGCTCTTGCGACAGGAGCTTCCACGAATCACCCCGATTCAAAGCCAGAATCTTTACTTTAGAGATGCGTGCCAAAAGCGAATTGACTCAATTTTCGCATCGAACAGTTACGATGCTAAGATGCGAAAATCAATTGTTGCATCGTAAAATTTTACAATGCGCGGATGCTACCAAAGTCGTTTTCGATGAATCGCTCGAGCGACTTGCGGGACAGAAACCAGGCTCCGCGTCGAATAGCGGCAATCTTTCCATCGCGACAAAGTTCGGTTATGTAACTCGCCGGAAGTCCGAATTCCTGGGCGGCTTCGTCGATGCGTAAAACGGGACGGCCGGCAGCCGGCAGGGATCGAGCAGGGAGTTGCCGCGGCGCGCTTGCAAGGGCGAGGTGGCGAGCGGGTGTCACTCGTACATTGCTGGCCAGCACATGCTCAATATCGACTTCAGCAAACAGTCGTTCCGGTTTTCGTCCTTCCCGTTTTTCTTCCTTGCTGCGGATTTCGCCGGCCGACACGAGACGGTATAACGTCGCTTTCGATTTGTCGAGTTTCTTTACTGCATTGTTCGTATTCAGCCACTTCTCGGAAGCATTGTCAGACTTGACGATTTTGCTCACTTCTTGCATTGTACGCGGTGAATTGTCCGATGATGTACGATGCTCCGTTGTCTCTCTAACGAAGCCGATCCTGCAATGAGGCGAGCGTTTCGTCTATGGTGCTTAATTTCTCGACCATGCCTTGTACTTCCGATCGCATCTCGCCTACATCTCTACGGGCGCGTTTGATGCTCTGCCGCATTCCGCCCATAAGTGTCGTTACTGGGGCAATGGGTTTTGATTCTCTGGCTGCTGGGATGAGCGGTTCGTAGTTTTGCCTCGGTCGTAATTGTTCCCGCAATTGGACAATATCGGCGCGCAGATAGAACCGACCAGGACGGCCGCGGCTCTTGCCTGGCCGGATGTGGCTTTGCAGATTTCCTTGATTTACCAGCCGATAAAAATGCTGTGGAGAGATTCGTAGAATGTGCAGTGCTTGGGCTGCATTGACGTATTCCGATTCTGTTTGTTCTGGTTCTGGTGTCATGGAGCAGAGTATAGCCGAAGAGAACAAATCACTGATTTGTTCTCGCGTCACGGACTTTTGCTTGTGTGAGAACAAATCACTGAGTTGTTCTCAATTGCGACGTTAAGGCTGGAATAACCTACGCGTGGCCGAACTTGCGTTTGGTTTCTTGACCGCCTGGTGTGTTGAGCGGCATGATGTTTTCACTGCCGCATTTCGGGCAGCAGGGTTTACCACGCCTGCGCCAGATGGTGTAGATGATGCCGGGCAGGATGAAGAAAAGCCAGAGCAGGATTTCTAGAATCAGGCTGCCGCGGTTGCCGGATTTCGGCTCTTGCGAAATCGAGCCACAGTTGCCGCAAATGATGGGTCCGGTCATAGCAGTGGATTTGGATTCCAACTTCAACAGGAAAGGTTTTTTCAATCTGTCGGGATGATTGCCGGCAGAAGCCGGCACACCGAATGGTAGCCGCGGCCGAAGGCTGCGCTCCACATTCTTCGGTGTTTCTTTGCCAAAGGATTATCAACAGGTTTTTCCACTGGCCTTTTTGAATCTATTACGTAGTTTCAAACACTTACAAAACGTTTTCCACTTTTCCACAGGCCTGCGTTTCTAGTTGTCCGTAATGTAGTTCTAGTCACTAATCCTGTTCTACAGGATAACTACAGGACAGAAAACTACAGGACCAATAAAGATAGAATCCTACCGTTTCAGCGGTGAAATGCGGAAAACCCAACAAAATCACCCTACCGTTTCAGCGGTATTCGCCCTACCGTTTCAGCGGTCCTGGTTGACCTTTTCCTCGGGAGCCTGTTGAAATTTTGGTCGGTGGTATGGGCACGACAGAGCCGGGCAGAAAGACAATGCCGCCTTCTGTTTTGTGACCGTTGCGTTGCGCGGGACGCTGGTATTCAATCTGGAGTTTGCCGGGGAAGCAGGCTGCAACTTTGGCGAGTGTGGTTTTGATCCGGGTTTGGAAGTTATCCATGCGGCTTGCATCGTAATTCGACCCGAGTTGCTTCGATAATCCGGACCAGGGTACGAATTGCGCCTGGCAGAGGCGCTCGGCATGATAAGCCTTCGCGGCGGTCAGCGCGTAGAGGTCCAGAGCAAGCGGTGAGCGTTTCAGGCGACGAAGGGCAGCCATGTCGAGGGGTATCGGCGCCGCAGTGATAGCGCGGAAAAATTTTTCGGTCAGTTCGATGGCGTTTCCGAACAGGTCGGATTGTTGAGGATTCTTTTTGCTCCACCAGGTTAAATCGTCTTCGACGATCTTCATGCCGCTGCGGCGCCGGCAGCCGGCCTCGTTTGTTTCGAAGGTGTAGATCAGGTTGATTTCGCATGCGAATAGGCGCCGGGCCTGATCTTTCAAGCGGTTGGTATCGCTACGTTTTCCGCCGTTACTTGGGTTTAACCCCAGTTCGCGCATGAAGTCGCTGAGGCTATCGCCCAAAATGAGGCGCGGATTTTTCGTCTGCACCGCTTCCGTGACGATCCAGAACAGTACGAGTCGCGGCAGAGTACCGTAGGGATATCCCAAAGATTTCCCGGTCAGCTCATTGCGGCCGGGCAGGATGGTCAGTGTGAGATTGCCATTTTTTCGTTTCCAGATGGGCTGATTGCCGGGATTGGAGTGGGGTAACGTGCATTGCACGAGTTCACGGCTCATGTAGGCGTATTCCGTTGCCTCGATTTCGGCACGCAACCGGCTCTGGATATCGCCGGCGACGGCTAAGATTTCTCGGGTTGATTGCATTCAGGCTCCTTGTCGGGCAGCCCAAAATGCCGGATAATCAAAAGCGCGAAGCTTTCGCGTAAACGGCATTTCGGGCTGGTGATGTTCAAAGCGGCTGAGTTTCGGTCAGGAAGCGGACACTGGCGAGTGATAGGCTTCTTTTCCGGCGCTCTGTCGCCCGTAGCTAGTTTAGGGCCAAAATGCGAAGGCTTCCAGGATTCAGAAGCGTAAGATAACGGTCATAACCGGAATTATGACGCCAAAATCTCTGAATCCTCCTCCCGGGTCCCAAACAGAATATGGCCTAAATGTTTCAGAAACGCGCCAGGTTGGATCAATTTGCTTGTCGGGTATACGACATAGCCCCTCTTTTTTCGACGCAACCTAGCGCGTTTCTGTGCGAAACAGCTCTATCAGGGCTCAAGTTTTCTCCGGATCTGCCGATCTGAGTGTTTCAGGCCGAAAACTGAGCGTTTTCGGGCCGCAAACTTCTCATGATTTCTCTGGAAAGCCTTGCTTTGACGCGCAGCCGGTGGCAGCAAACCCGAAAGGCGGTGAACACGTATCGGGCGTACGATTACGCCTGGCGCAAGTTCGAATCCTGGTGTCAGCAGGCGAACTGTTCTGCTTATCCGGCCTTACCGGAGATGGTCGAGCTGTTCACGGTTTGGTGTCTCGAGCAGCGCGGCTATCGTTTCGCCACAGTCGGAATTTTTCTGCATGCGATCGCCGATCGCCATCGCTCAGTCGGGCAGGCGCAGATTGTTGTGCCGGCCGCTGCGTTGCTGCGCTGCGCACGCCGGCAATGGACCGAGGAGCGACGCGCACGGAAAGCCTTAACGGTCGATTTGTTGCGCGCCATGAGTTCGAAGCTGGCCACATCGCGAGCGATTGACACACGCAACCGAGCTTTACTGGTATTGGGTTTTGCGGCCGGCTGGCGAGCGAGTGAACTGGCAGCGCTGGAGACGACGCAAGTGGCGTTCGAAGGCGATGTGCTGGTGTTATGGCAGGCGCGTTCGAAGACTGATCAGCAAGGCTACGGGCGTGAAGTGCGCATTCCGCGGGGTGCATTACCGGAAACCTGTCCGCTCGGATTGTTGCAGGCCTGGTTGCGGATGCGCGGCGATGAACCGGGGCCGATTTTTTTGCGCATGAATCGCAGCGGGCGAATCGAGAAACGCAGCATTCGCCGGCAACGCATCAACGGCATCGTGAAAGAAACGCTCGAAGCCATTGGCGAGGATGCGAGCGGTTATGGCTCGCATTCGCTGCGGGCGGGTATGGTGACAACGGCGGTCGAGCTGGGTGCTTCTGAACTGGCGATTATGCATCGTACCGGGCACCGCAATTTGCAGATGGTGCTTGACTACGTGCGGTCGCGCCAGGCCTGTCGGATGGATCCGTTGCGCGGAGTCCTGTAACCGCTGTGCTCTTGTATTTTTCGTGATTCGGCAGGATGATCGTTTCGGAATGCAGCGGGGTTTGCCGCGTTACGAGATTCGCCGGGTCTATTGTGCGCATTGCCGGCTATTCGCGCTCGTTCGCAGGGATGATTCGAAGGCCTGTTGTGGTATGGCCGTGAATGCGAAGGATCGGCGTTCGACGCGAAAACCAAAGCGGGGCCGTCCGCCGGGGTCAAAGAAAAAAACGCGGTTAAATCTCGATGGCGCATCAATTGCGACTTCGGTTTCCGAAGCGCGAGAAGCGAGTACGAAGTAGCGAACCGCAGCAGGCCTGGGTGATTGTGCACGGCCGCCCTCCCATGCCGTACGGTGTCATTCAGCTTGATGACGACGGCCGGCCGAATCTGCGCCCTGGAATTGTGTACACGGATTCGCTCGAAGCGGCGCGGCGCTACATGCCGGCGGATGCGTTGGCCGTTACCGGATTCGAAGCGGCACGCCTGGTGAAGGCGCTGCCGGCATCACTCGGCGAAGTGCTCGAGGTCTGGTTTTAATTCGCAGACGTGCGGATGTCCGCATTCCGGACAAACAAACTCCAGCCGCAATGTGAGACCTGGCTCTCTGTTTCCGGAGTGCGGCTGTTCTGGCCGGCTCTGCTCTGGTTCCGCGAGGTCCACTGGTAGGTGCGGCTTTTTTTTGATGCGACTCTGTTGCGTCTGCAATTGTGCGATCTCGCCCTGCAAGCGTTGTTTTTTGCGCCGGCGATGTTGTCGCTGATTTTCGTTCAGGCGTGGATTCGCCAGTTGTTCTTCGAGTTCGGCATAAAGGCGCTGACGGTATTCGATGCGGTTTTCGAGCGAATGCAGGTAGCGCGGCGTCAGAGCTTCCATGTGCCGTATTTTAGATTTAAAAACCGGGCTCGTAAACCTGTGTAGCGGCCGCGGGACGTCCGGCCGCGCGCGGATTTAGATACAGTATCTAGTTCTTACCAATGTTCATAGTGAATATTCAGTTATTTTCTATTGCTGATCTTCTGTCGCGCGCATGTCAAAGGGGCTGGGTGCTCGCCAAAAGTGTAGTTCGCGGGAGTGGTTGAGGCTCGGTTCAGCGGAGAGAAGAGCGGGGCTGAACGGTGCGCTGCATGAGAACTCGGGGGTAGCCGGCAGTATACTCCCAGGCGGGGCTCATGTCCATCCGGGTGTTTGTGCCGTGCTTGCGGCCGTACTGCTCCGAGGCAGCAGAGCGCGAGGGCTACTGCCGAAAGCATGCGGCTGCTGCTCAGCGGCGGCCGTCCCGACATGAAGCCGGTTACGATTACGACTGGGTCAAGTTCCGTCGCGTCTATCTCACGCAACATCCGCTGTGTGTCCGCTGCCAGTCGGACGGAAGGGTCACGGCGGCGACGGAGATTCACCACCGGCGGGAGTTGCGGGATTATCCGGAATTGCGCTTCGAAGAAGAAAATCTTGAAGCATTGTGTAAACCCTGCCACTCGCGCGAGACGAATCGAAAGAAATCAGCAGTAATTCCTTGAGAATTACCTGCGCTCGCGCGCGTTATTATAAGCAGCCTCGGAGGCCTGGGGGATGTTCGAAAGAAAGCGAGCGTGCACTAGGGAGCGGTTCCCGTCGTGCGAAACCCGCATGCAGTGTGAGGCATCGGCTTTGGGGACACTCTGTTTCCTGTTCCTACCTCACTCCTGCTAAATCGTTGTGGTACGGATAGATACGCATCGATGGGAAAGTTGGGGTGGCGGGGGCTTCTCACTGGCGACGGGGGGGGGGTTCCGGCCGGTACAATTCCCTAGCGTGGGTGAAGGTGAGGCAAAGGCTGATAAATTCTTGTAATTCGCCCTTGACTTTAGGAAAATGGCGGGAGTATAGTTCTCACAAAACCGTAGTTTTGCCAGGAAATCTTGGTTGCGGGGTTTCTCCTGGGCGGGAGGATTGCCACATGTCGAATCCGGTTCCGACGCTGATTAAAGGCTTGCACGGTACCCTGCAGCCGTGCCGGGCCGTCGAGAACGAACCGGAGCCGGCCGGCTCTCCATCGCTTGAACCACCTGCCTGGATGAACGAGTTTCAACGGGTCAGTTGGCGCGAAACACTGGCGAACTGTCCTTCCGATCTGCTGCGCGGCGTCGATACCGCGGTGCTGGTGCAGTACGTGATTGCGCTCGATCTGTACACGAAAGCGGCGCAGGAAATCAACGAGGTCGGTTACACTTCGCGCGGATACAAGGGCATTCGCACGGTTCATCCGGCCGTGCACGTGATGAACTCCCAGTCCGTCATACTCCGACAATGCATTCAGGAACTGGGGTTCTCGCCGGCTTCGCGAACACGAATCAACATGCTTGCTGATGTCGGAGCTTCCGATGAGGCCGGCTCCGACCACTGGGCACAGATCAGCATGACCTACACCTGATACCACCTACTTATCTTCTGCGGCTTGCTGATCTGTGCTCCTGGTCTGGATTTTTTGAAAGGTATTTTTTCCTCCCCAGATGCCTTCCGCGTTTCCCCATGTCGAACAGGCGCTCACATACGCAGAGCAGATCGTCTCCGGGGACATCGAGGCCTGCCGTTGGGTTCGGCTGGCCTGTCAGCGGCAACTCGGGGATTTGAAGCGCTGGGCGGATGGCGGGCCGTATCGGTTCGATGTGGAGCAGGCGGAACGTGTCTGTCAATTTCTCGAAGGTTTCGGTCATGTGCATGGAACCTGGGCGGCACGCGGCCTGCCGATGCGGCTCGAACCGTGGCAGGCGTTTCAGGTCACCACAGTTTTCGGCTGGCGCCGGCGCGATACCGGCGCGCGGCGTTTTCGGCTCTGGTATCTGGACGTTGCACGCAAGAACGGGAAGACGACGCTGCTAGCCGGTATCGGCTTGTACCTGGTGTGCGCCGATAATGAAGCCGGCGCAACGGTCGTGAGTGCGGCGACGACACGCGAACAGGCGCGCATCTCGTTTACCGATGCGCAGCGTTTGGCGGAACGTGACTGGAGATTCCGGCGCCGTTTCGGCGTGCGTGTGCTGGCGAATGCCATTACGCAGATACGCAGCGCATCCACGTTCAAACCGCTATCGGCCGAAGGGAAACACCTAGACGGGCTGAACATCCACGGGGCGATTATCGATGAGTTTCATGCACATCGTAAGCGGGAGTTGTGGGATGTGCTCGAGACAGCGACGGGTTCGCGGTTGCAGCCGCTGCTGTTTGCGATTACCACGGCCGGCGCGAACCAGTACGGCGTCTGCTTTGAAGTGCGCAGCTATCTGACGAAGATTCTGGAAGGCACGGTTACGGATGAAACCGTCGGCGGCGCGATTTACACGCTGGACGAAGGTGACGATGCATTGGAGCCGGTGAACTGGCCGAAGGCGAACCCGAACCTGGGTGTATCGGTTTATCTGAGCGATATCGAAGCGCTGGCGCAGAAGGCGAAACACTCGCCGGCATCGCTGGCGGCCTTTCAAACGACGCGCGCCAATCAGTGGGTGAATGCGTTTGCGGCCTGGCTCGATCTGAGCTACTGGCGGCGCGCGGCCGCGGGTTTCGTGCAGCCGGAGCCGGGAGAATTCTGCTACGTCGGTCTGGATCTGGCGACGAAAAGCGATCTGATTGCGCTCTGTCTCTGGTTTCCTCCGCAGGCGGGCTGCGAACGGCATCGGCTCGTGTTCCGGTTGTGGATACCGGAGCGGGCACTCGCGCAGGAAGAAAATGCCCTGCTCGAAACCTGGGCAAAGCAGGGTTACATCACGGTTGTGCCGGGCAACATTCAGGACTTCGAAGCGCTGGCGGATGACCTGGAAGCGATTGGCCGGCTTTTCGATGTGCGCGAGCTGGCGGCCGATCCGTGGCAATTGCCTCCGCTGCTTTCGATTCTGCATCGACGGTCGTTTGAGACGCCGGTTGCGGAGACGAAGCAGGCGACGGCGATTTTTTCGCCGGCGATGAAGGAAACCGAGGCCTGGCTGCTTGCGGAGCAAATCGCGCACGATGGCAATCCGGCAGTGGCCTGGATGATTTCGAACGTCGTCTGCCGGCGCGATGCGAACGATAACTATTTCCCGCGAAAGCAGACGCGGGCTAACAAGATCGATGCCGCGGTGGCGATGTTTCTCGCGGCAGATCGTGTGATTAAGGCGTATCTGGCGGCGCCGTCTGCTTATGATGGCCGGCCGGAGATTCGCACGGTTCCGTTTCGCATGACGGAGCAGGCCAGTGGAGGCGGTTTGGATGAGCTGGCGGGCTTATGACGTCGAATAAACCGCACATCGAAATCATCGTGCCGAAGGGCTTCGCGGCGAACGGTACGCGACTCATCGGCACGCGTGTTTTGCTGGACGGTTACGAGCTGGCCGGCGTGCATTCGCTCGAGCTGCAGATGAAACCGGAAGGGCCGGCGATTGTGCGGTTGGATTTGATGGCGCTGGGCGGTTTGACGGTACGCGAAGCGCAGAACGAAAGCCGGAACGACGAGTACGGAGCATTCGGGCAATGACGAATCTTACTGCTCTGTCGCTTCAGGTCCACCATGACGGCGCATCAGGATGTTTGTTAACGCATCGAGTTTTTCCTCGAAGTGTTTCATCCATGCGTCATGGTCGCTTATCCGTTGCTGGTGTGCAGTTAATGAGGCGTCGTGATTGTCCCATAATTCGGCTTGGCGCTTCACTTGTTCGCCTAGTCGTTTTTCCAGATGGGCCTGCACGATCATGGCGTCTTCCAGGTCGCGGAATTTCGCTCGGATGCGTTTCAATGCTGCATCGACGGTCGGATTACCGGAGAACGGAATATCGCCATTGGCAGGTTCATCGGCCATCTCTCAATTTTAGCGGCCGCGGGGGTTCTCGATGACGAACGCACTGCCGCTGCCGCGAAATCCCGTGCTGGCGCTGCTGGCGCGTGCCGTGCGCTTCCTGAATCAGTACCAGCCGGATCCACGGCAAACGGCCGGTGGGTGGCTGCCTCCGCGGCGTGTGCCCGGTTCCTATCCGGTAACGCCAGACACGGCGCTGACGTATTCGGCCGTGTTCGCCTGTATGCGCGTGATTGCGGAAACGTTGGCCATGCTTGAGTGGGAAGTTTTTGAACGGTTGCCGGATGGCGCATCGCGGCAGCGTTCGGATGTGCGGGTTTGGTATCTGCTCAATCGCCGGCCGAACGACGATATGCCGGCCATGAATTTTCGCGAAGCGGTGGTTATGCAGATGCTGGCCTGGGGCAATGCGTTCGCGGAGATTACCTGGGGCAATGACGGCTATCCGTATCAGCTCTGGCTGATTCCATCGCAGCAGGTGGAAGTACAGCGCGATGCGCGCGGGAATTTGCAGTACAACGTGCGCGGCAATGTCGGCGAAGCGGATCGCACGATTCCCGCCGACAACATGCTGCATTGGCGCAACATCGGTACGAACGGGCTGCTGGGCTTGAGTACCGTGGCGCAGGCCTCGCAGACGATTTCGTTCGGTAAAGAGCTGGAAGTCTTCGGATCGGTCGGTTTTCAGAATGCGCCGTTTCTCTCGGGCTGGATGGAATATCCGGGGAAGCTGCCGGATAAAGAACACAGCGACGCGATTAAACGGAGCTGGCGCGAACGGTACATGGGCTGGCGCAATGCCGGCGAAGTGCCGATTCTAGAATCCGGCATGAAGTACAACCAGTTGCAGCTTCCGCTGCGCGATGCGCAGTTTCTGGAGAGCCGGCAATTTCAGGCTCAGGAAATCTGCCGCTGGTTTCGCGTGCCGCAGCATAAGATCGGCATTCTCGAGGAAGCAAGTTACGCGAATATTGAGGCGCTTGAAATCGACTGCTTTAACGAAACCTTCCTGCCGGCGACGATCCGGCTGCAGCAGGAAGTCGATTACAAGCTGTTCGAAGGCAGCGTTCGCACGTCGAAATTTTTTACCCGGCATTCGCTGACGCCGATTCTCAAGGGCGATCTGAAAACGCGCTATGAAGCCTACAGCATTGGCCTGCGCTATGGCTTCCTGTCCATCAACGATGTGCGCCAGATGGAAGAGCTGGACAACGTGACGAACGGCGAGCTGCGCACGGTGCAATTGAATACGGTGCCGCTGGACGAATTCGAACCGCTGGCACGCGTGAAGCTCGAGCAGGCCGAAGCGGATTTAGCCTATCGCGAAGCGCAGACGGAAGCGCTGGTGACGCGCGGCGAACAGACGCCGGATGCGACTTCGGGCGGAGGCGGCGGCAGTGACTTGTTTACGCCGGAGCAGGCGACAGCGCCGGCGACGGATGATGTGAAGGCAGGAACGCAGGCCTATCGGCGCCTGCAGTTGTTACAGATGGGCCGGCAGCAGCTCGAACTGCTGCCGGCTCGTGTCAAATCCCAATTCCCTACGACAGGAACGAACGGACATGACGGAAACCATTCTATCCCGCGGAACGGCGCCGCGGGTTCGAGCTAGCGCGGCACGAACCGAAACGATTTATCTCTACGACGTGATCGGCGGCGCCGGCCTGTTCTTTGATGAAAACGGCGAAACGCCGAAATCGATCGCGCAGCGGCTGGAAGGCCTGCGCGGAATTGACGAAATAGCGGTTCGCATCAATTCGCCGGGCGGCGACGTCTTCCAAGGCCTGGCGATCTATAACGCGCTGCTGCGTTCGCCTGTTCCCGTGACGGCTTATGTCGATGGGATGGCCTGGTCGATTGCCTCGGTGATTGCCATGGCTGCGTCGCGTGTGGTTCTGGCCGGCAATGCCTCGTTTATGATCCATAACCCCATGGCTTTTGCATTCGGCGGAGCGGAAGAGCTGCGCACGCTGGCTGATCTGCTCGACCAAACGAAAGAAAACCTGATAAACGCGTACCAGCGACATTCCGCGGCCGGCCGCGATCGTTTGGCTGCTTGGATGGATCAGGAAACCTGGTTTTCGGCGCAGGAAGCAGTGGACGAAGGGTTTGGCGACCAGGTCGAAGAGGCCTTACCGATCGCGGCCTGTTATCCGGCAGCGATGCGGTTTCGCAATCTGCCGGCTTGGGTGAAAGTATCGGCGGTGAAAAGACCGCAGGCGGATGCGCGAAGGGCGCAATTGGCGGCGATGGGCCGCAGAGTGTTCGAGCAGTTCAATAAATCAAAGCAAGGGCGGTGACTCTCTATGGCAGTAGCAGTAACACTTCAGGAACAGCGGCAGCGATCGGCAGATTTGGGGGCGAGAGCTACCGCAATTATGGCGATGGCGGATCAGGAAGGACGGGACCTGACGGATGCCGAGGTGCAGGAATTCGACAACACCATGCAGGAGCAGGCGCGGGTGCTGGCCGATGTTCAGCGGCGCGAGCAGCTCGAAGTGATGAACCAGCATTTGGCCGGGCCGGCTCCGGCCGCTGGCGTTCAGGTCATACACGTGAACGGAAATGCGAACGGCAACGGCAACGGCCTGCAGCCGCGGCCGGCGCCGCAATCGCAGCAGCAGCGGAGCGGGCATCGCGTGCAGGTGGAGAACCGGGCCGCGGGTAACTTCGGATTCCGTGATTTCGGCGAATTCGCGCAAGCGGTACGCAATGCCGGCATTCATGGCCGGCCGACGGATCCGCGGCTGCTCAATTCGGGCGGACCTCCTGACAACGTGATGACGGAAGGTGTGAATGCCGACGGCGGCTATGCGGTGCCTCCCGATTACCGGGCGGACATTCAAAGTCTGATCATGGCGGAAGATTCGTTGCTGCCGTTAACGGACAACATCACGACCTCGAGCAACCGTGTGGTGGTTCCGATTGACAGTTCTACGCCGTGGGATACGATCGGCGGCATTCAGGCGTATTGGGATAAAGAATGCGCGCTGAAAAAGAATTCGAAGCTGGCGCTCGATCAGGTGACGGTCGCACTGAATAAGCTCTATGTGCTGGTACCGGTATCGGATGAGCTGCTCGAGGATGCGCCGGCGCTGGCGGCGTTGCTGCGCCGGAAGGCGCCGGAAAAGATGGATTACAAAATTTCCGACGCCATTCTGAACGGTACCGGAAACGGCGAACCGCAGGGAATCTACACTTCGCCTGCGGCCGTGATTGTGCCGCGGCCGGGCACGCAGCCGGTGAAAACGGTGACGGTGCAGAACATCGTGCAGATGTGGACTGCGTTCTATTCGGCGTCGCGTTCGGCGGTTTGGATCATGAGCCAGGATGCGCAGGCGGCGCTGCTTTCGCTGTACTTCCCGATTGTGGGAGCGGGCGGAACGCCGGTTAGCGGGTTTCCGGCTTATCTGCCTCCAGGTGGTTTGTCGGCGGCGCCGTATGGGACGCTGATGGGCCGACCGATTGTCGTGACGGATGCCGCGGCGCCGTTGGGGGAAACCGGCGACGTCGCATTAGTCGATCTGAAGGCCTATCTGACGGCAACGAAAGTCGGAGGCCTGCGGCAGGATATTTCGATTCATCTCTGGTTCGACTATGACATTACCTGCTTCCGGTTTGTGATTCGCGTCGGCGGCACTCCCTGGTTTAAGACTCCGATTACGACGAAATCCGGCAGCGAGCGTTCGCCCTATGTGCTGTTGGGTGGTGATGGCGTCACGGGTCGTGATACGCAACGCGGTCGGTTTGACAATGCGCAGGAACGGCAGCAGGCGCAGGTAGAAGGCGCCGGCGAACATCCGACGGTATCGGCAGCGCGACGCTCGAATGAACGCGCGGACGAAGCAGCGGCGCAGCGACGCAAAGAAGGGAGGTAAATAGCAATGGGCACGCAACCGAAACCGCAACCGAAGCCGGAGCCGAAACCGGAGCCGGATCCCGAACGCCGGCCGAAGCCAGACGGCGACGAAGAAGAAAGCTAGCCTTATGTGCGAACTCTCGAACGGCAGGCCTTTCCACGCAGTCTATTCCTGCGCAGCAACCGGAGCGGCCTGCCGAACGGGAGGAGCGGAGCGGCCATGAAGACGACGCTGATTGAGGCTCCGGCGACGCTGCCGGTTACGTGGGAGCAGGTAAAGCGGCATCTGCGGCTGGAGGAGCTGGGCCCGATCGAAACCTCGGAGCAAATGTATGTCATGCAGACGCTGGCAGCGGCTGCGGTGCGCACGGCAACGAAAATCCTGCGCCTGGCGCTGATTGACACGAAATATGAATTGCAGTGCTATCCGCAGGAACTGCGCACGCGCTGCGGCTGCTGTGTACTCGAGCTGCCGTGGACGAATCTACTTAGCGTCGAACTGGTTACGTATGGCGATCAGACGCTGATTGCGGGCACGGATTACCGCATCGAGCAAACCAGTGACGGGCTGTATACGACGCCGGGCCGCATCGTGTTTAACGCCGGCATCTTTGGTACCTGCTGCGGCGGCGGTTGCCATTGTGGCTGCGGCGAAGGTGATTTCGAAGCGGTGACGGATGATTTGCTGCGCGTGCGCTATCGGGCCGGCTACGGCGAACTGCCGGAGGATGTGCCGGCGGATGTGCAGTCGTGGCTGCTGCTGCGGATCGGAGCACTATATGAAAACCGCGAAGAGGCTACCGACGCGAATATACAAACCGTTCCGTTTATCGACTCGCTGCTGTCCGATCGGCAGTTCGAGTTTTCCTGAGGAATTATGCGGGCCGGCGAACTTCGCTCCTATGTCGAGATTCAGCGGCCGCTGCCGCTGGCTGGCGCTACCGGCGATGCGGTGGCGCTTGATTGGGAGC